ATCATCTGTTGCTCGCGCTCCATAGACATTGGCATGACGTATCTGTCGGCATTAGAAACACCGCCTAACTGCATAATGTCTGCAATGGTGTTGCGGATATTCGTCAGCGTAACTAAACCATTCTGTGCGCCATAGCCCTGATACACCTGCATCTGTAATTGTAGTGCTTGCTGTAGTGTGGCGGCACGTTCTGCATGTTTGTTGTTTCCTAGTCCGACATTAGCCGTAATATCCATCTCAGTACCCCAAGAGGCAGGGTCTACAGGAACGAATTGACCGTCAACACGCATCACCTCATCAGGATTCGGGTGTTGCCTTGCCAACTTGGCAATGATGTCAAACATCTGCTTCATGCCGCCCTCGGCAAGCGTTCTGGCTATTAGCTCTGAAACGGCACTGGCAGCCTGTACAGCCGCATTAACACCTGCCGCAGTCTGTGACTGCAATACATCGGTATCCATACCCATAGACGCACCAGACACGCCTGTCTTAGCCCTTATGCTTTCATCGTAGTAAGACATCGCAGGTAGTGCCGCAGAAGCCGCACCGCCTACAGTCATCTCACGAACTTGGTTAATATCTTTAGCCCTGACAATGCCGCCAATTTCATTGTTTAGCATGTCGTCTAAGTTTACCATTGCATCATTAACCACAATCCTTGGATTGTTCATCATGGCAATGTTATCTAATAAGCCACGAAGCAATGATGTCGATGCGTCCTGATCGTCAATAATAATGTCAACCAGTGACCGACCAAAAAACGTATGCGGCTCTGGGTCAACTTCAAATACAGCAAATGGATTGTAGTCACATACCTCATAATCCAATACCTCAAAGTCCTGACCTGCACACAAGAACTTGTACATTTTGGCTACGCCTACGCCCTCAATGTCCATCTTCATGTAAGCCTCAGTAATAAGAACACGCCTCATTGACGGGTCAATAGAGCTGTCAGTCTCGCTGTTGTCGTCCCAACCTCTGCGAGCAAACTCCTCCTCGTCTGCAACTGTGCTGTCACTTGTGCCAGACAATCTATATACTTCCTCAAAGTCAAATCCCATCTCAACTAAGTCACCGACACGACCCGTGCTTGAGTGACCGCATACATAGCAGTCATCAATAGACACGGCATCACGATCCACAAAGAAGTCTTCAGGGGCGATTGACTTAATCTTTATCTGCCCATCTTTGTGAGTATGAGCAACTTTAATTTCGTAACTTGCAGGTTGAATTTGTAAACCCATCTCGTCAACTTGAGCCTCAATGATTGTACGCTGCTCAATAATATCCGTGTCAGGGTCTTGACGTATAAGTTCAATTTGGTCTTCAGTAATTCCAGAATATTCATCAAATTCTACTTCCTCTACCTCGTCATAATAAACCTTGGCAATACCAACTTTCTTTATTAGCGCATCGTGAAACACGTCACTAATAACGCTGAAGCCATCATTGCGGTCAAATACATATTCCGCATACTTGGTGGCTTGCTCTGCCGCCTGAACTGTTTCGGGTCTTCTCGGCATAAATTCTACTGGCGTACCGCTTTGCAGGAATACACGCATTAAAGATGGCTTTACAGACCTGATGGTGTCACGGCACTTAGTCGCCACGACTTGTGATCTGCCCTCCTCACTGCCTAAATAGCTTTCGCCATCAAAGTAGCGTTGCGCCTTGATGCGGTCTGGAGCTACCTCGCTCTCAACAAAGTCAACTGCCTCCCGTACTGCTACGGATACGGCATTGTTTACTTCTTCTTCGCTTAACTTTTTCGGTTGCATTTATTGTTCCTTACCTGTTTAACAAGCCCTGACGCTGTTCCTCAAGTGGTTGCTGAATTGGTCTTAACGCTCTTCCTGCCTGATAAACTGGGTTTGCCATAGAACCCAATCTTTTTGCCTGACCTGTCTTGTATGCCAGTTCACCGACAACTCTAGGGGAGGTCAATGGCAGTGTAGCTAAAAACGCAGGATTTGCTATAGCACCTACACCTGCTATCTGAGCCGAAAGACCTTGAGGGGCAGCCGATGATAATGCCTGACCTGCAATTTCTGGCATTAAGTTTTTGTCAATACCTGAAAGCATATCTCTTCGAGTAGATGATCCTGCTAATTCCTTTAGAGAGGATTGAAGTTTACCCATAACAGAAACGGTGTTTAAGTTAAACTTGTTAATAGATAGCTGTTTTCTTATTTTTTCTATCTCGCCCATTGGCTTACTGTATCTTTCCATAATTTTTTTGTATTCTGGAAACTGCTTAATAATTTCATCTTTAACTAAGTTTCTACTTCTTGTAACCAACCTATTTAATTGAGGATTTGCATCACTCATTCGTAACGCATCAATATCCTGCTTTAATTGGTCTAACCCCTGAATAGTATATGCACTGGGGTCTTCTAAATACTTATCAACGTCAGACTCTATCTTGTCAGCCATTTTTAGTTTAGCATCACTTTTAGTTGTAAGCCTATACTCGTTTAAAAAAGTTTTTACATTTGATGCCGCCACATTCATGTTTGCTCGACCTGCACCTGCTATTTTTTCTAAATCAGCAGCGTAGGCACTTTTAACTGCAGCCTCCATATTGTCTACTGCATTAGACACCTTTAAGGCTGTATCCTCTTCTTTTACAAGACCTCTCATTGATGCCAAGATAGCATTTTGACCTTGCTGACCCGCTCTTACCGCCTGATCAATAGCCTCTGACCCCACGCCAGTAGCTTTTCCGAGGACAGTTTTAGTAACTGATGACGCACCTCTTACTGGCGCAGAGGCAATGTTTAATGGATCAATTCCACGACCTACAGACCCTACTGCTGAACCCAATGCTCCTAGTTTTGAAGATGCTAGTCCTGTTTTTGCAACAAGACCGCCACCGCCTGTTAATATTAGTGACAAGTCACCTAATACACCTACAGGATCATTTTTAAATGTCTCTTTTATATTTTCTAAACCGCCATAACGGTCATCTAAATATGAGCCAACTTGACGGGCTACTTCCTCATTGCCCTCCTCTTCAGGTGTTGCTAATTGAATAACACCCTTTGCAAGTTCGTAAACACTTTTAGCTGTTTCAATAGGATTCGTAACGACTTGGGCTATGTCAGACCCATACTGAATTGCACTTTCTGGAATATTACTTATCGTTTCTGATGAGTACGTTCTAGGCAATTCTTCGTAGCTACCTACAAAGCCTTGATCGCTATTCATAGATAATGCTAACTGAACTAATCTTCTAGCTTCTTCAGTGTTGCCCTCTTGATCAGCTCTTAATGCTGCTTGCATATATTCTTCGTATGTTTCCATTTATCGTCACCTATTACACTAAACGCTGCAAACTTGAATACTGAGACTCTAACTGAGGCACAACACCTGCGGCACGTTTTGCCTCGTAATTACTTGCCTCAACTTTTGCTAAAACGCCCGTAAATACATTTTTAAGTTGTTGCAGATTTTGGAATAAACCCTCAGGACCTATATCTGGGTCTAAACTTACCATAGTAGATTGTAGTAACTCAAGTTCTCGGACAGTCACGTTACCTAACGCACCGCCCGTTTTACTTGACTGCCTCATGTCACTAAGCTCTTTAAAGCCAATGTTAGATTTGATTGTTTCGAGAGCTGCGTTGAGCTTTACAGCAGCAGTTTCTGGCAACCACCCACCAAGAGATGCTACAGCACCTAAGAAACCTGCCGATGTTTTTGGTGATGAACGCAAAATATCCAAAGACTTATCAATAGCCTGTAAAACAAAACCTGACTTGGCTATAACACTATCTCTTGCTGCTGTTAGGCGTTTCATTTCTGCTTGAGAAGATTTAAATTCTTGTAAGGCATCACTTCCAGAAATTAACCCGTCAGCAACCAATCTTGCCAAATCTTCATCACCCGTTGCCTGTAAAATATAGTCAGCAGTTTTGTTTCTTTTGATAGCGTCTTCCTGCTTTAATGCTTCAAGTTTTTCGTCAGCACGTCTTGCATCAATTCGTTTTTGTGCAGACCTTATTAAATCTTTGTTTGGTGAATGAGTTAGCCCTTCAAGACCTATAATTAACTTATCTCTAAAGTCGTCTGTAGCAACTTTTTTTCTAGCTTTTTCCATAAAACTTTTTTCTTGTTCTATAGAGCGTTTAGATTGCTGAGTTGAACTTTGAGATGCCTTTGGTTGGTCTTGAGGAGTTACGCCATCAAAAATAGGAGGAGAAACTGCACTTGGTGGTTGAGTACCGTTTGGAGAAGTTTTCTGACCTAGTTCTGGAGTAACTATTGGAGAAATTTCTTGAGGTAGTTCTGGAGTAACGATTGGTTTAGGTTGATTTACATTACCTCCAAGTAAGCCTTTCATAGCGTACTCGTCTTGTTGCTCAAACTGATCAGAACTTATGGCTTGAGGTACTATGCCATTGGGTATTACAGGTGAAGGGTTTTGATACTTTTCTAAATTTCGAAAACGCCTTGCTATGTCCATAACATCTTCTTCTGTTTTTGCCATTAACAGTTCATTGTTTAAGGCTAACATTGCGTTAGAGTTTGACACTGTCTGATCTCTAAAATAGCCGCCCCTAGTAATGTATTCGTCTAATCCTTCTTGCAAAAGACCTCGCGAATAATCAAACTTGTTATCTGGAAGAAAACTATTAATCCAACCTTGCAAAGCTCGTCCTGCAGGACTTGTTCTTTCTTGCGGATTAACAATAGGAATGCCGTAATAGCTTTTCTCATAATCGTAAATATTAAATGGTTTATCTTGAGCCATAGTTAGTCCTTATAGTCCTAAAGATGCAAATGTTGCTAAGTAATTTAGCAAGCCTTTTTGCGTTGTATCAATGGTTTGCTGCTGACCCATATCTGCTTGACCTAAAGCCGCTAACGGTGCTGCTAAAGATTGCATTGGTGCGCCAGTGTAACCCGCGTATTGCTGCCTTGCCGCATCAATAAGAGCTTGGTTAAGAACTTGCTGTTGCAGACCTTGTTGCATCTGCTGTTGCTGTATGCCCTGACCCATGCCAAAGCCTAAGTTTGATAGTGAGTTAAGTTGTTGGGCTTGCTGTAACCCTACGCCAACATCCCTGAGTGCAATATCTTGAGCCTGTGTATATCCTTGCTGTCTTAGCTGTGCCGCAGTTCGTGCCGCCTGATCTGCATAGGCTCTATTTGTTTCAGCCTCGGCAATACCTTGTCTGCTGCCGCCAAACGCCCCTGCCTGTGTAGCCTGTGCGCCTAGTTGGTTTTGAGCCATCAGGCGTGAACGCTCAATATCTGCAAGTGTATTTCCTACAACTTGACTCTCGTATGGGTTGTAGTATTGTGACACATCACCCATCGCTGTAGGCGTTGCCGCCTTGCCAAGTGCCTGAGTGTATGCCCCTGCGGATTGCTGATATATGTTAGGCTGTGTTGACTGCATTCTCTGAACCTGTGGTTCAAATGGATCAAATGCGTTAGATTGCTCGTACACGTTTGGAGATTGATATTGCTGTGTCTCAACAAATGCCTGTGGCCCTTCACCGTTTTTATACACACGATCAAGTGGCCCAATATAAGAACCTTCAGGCACACCTGTAGGGTTTGTCATTGCTCTAGGATCTATTGGGGCTTGTTGCGGTTGGTTATTAAAGCCATTCATTTGGTACTGTGCATTAGAGTATGCACCATCAGAGCGCATACCCTGCTCCAGTTTCTTTTGGGCCATTTGCTCTGGAGACCACCCGCCTTGTGGCATTGGAGTCATTCCACGACCAAGGGAACGACCACCCATACCTTGTGGCTGCTGACCTGCTTGTGGAGTTTGAGCTATTTGGGGGTTTCCTGCGTTAGCCATTATATATTTCCTTCAAGATAATCGAACAAGTTACCTGCCTTTGACATTTGTAAATATTTATTCATTGGATTCACGCCTACACCTGACTGTGGATTAATTGAACTTCCGTAATAAGCCGCCATCTCTCTATCTATATCGCCCAATCTACCTTCAGCAAACACACGCTCACCTGTTGGCGTGAAAAATTCAGGGTTAGCGGCATAAAAATTATTCATCTCAGCCTTACCTCTAGGAGTTTGATAGTAGTTAGCCATTTGCTCAGCTTCAAGTCTGCCCTCATCTGTATCTGGTAGGTAGTCTGTTGCTACTTGATACGGATTTCTAGGTGGTGTTTTTGCCGCTATTCTTTCACGAGTCGTGCCGCCAAAAGAAGCGTTCTGTGCGTCAATCATCGCACCGACACCACTTTCATTAATTTGATCTATAACAGCCTGTCTAGCTTCACGCTCCTTACTACCAAAACCAAGGGCGTCAGCTATAGGGCTGATAACATGCTTCCCTATAGGATCAAGCAAAAAGGGGGCAGCCGCATATGGCGCAAGAGCAGATAATTGTGAAAAAGTAGGCAATGCGCCAATACCTGATGTGCCGCCCGTACCAAAAGCCCCTAAAGCCTTAGTAGTTGTTGGTGCGACTGTACCTGTTCCTAAACTACTTCCTAAATTTTCAAAACCTGCGCCTAATAAATTAGGGTCAGCCCCAAAGTTTGATGCTATAGTAGTGGAGGGTGCTGTACCCGATAAACTAACGCTTGGAGTGTTTATCAAATTTGTAAGATTTGCATTTCCTGCATTTAAAACCTGACTCCCTGCTGTTATAGCCGCATCACCTTGAGCCAAGGCACTATTTGCGAATGATGGCAAATTACTAAAAGCTACATTGGGATTGGCTAACGTAGCCGCCTGACCTGCCGCAGCACCTGCTGTAGTACTTGCTGCGGGTACACCTAAACTCGTAAGTATATCACCACCCGCTTTTACAGCCGCATCACCTGCCGCAGTACCTGCCGCACCTGAACCAAGACCTAACAAGCCGCCAACTTTACTGGCAACCGCAGGAAAAGCCTTATATGCGCCATACGCACCTAATGCCGTACCTGCTACGTCAGAGGCACTTACGCCACCGCCTGAAGTTGTTGTGCCGTATCCACTGCCACCGCCATAGCCACCGCCATAACTTGTGCCGCCTGTCGGATTAAACATACTTTCAATAGCCTGATACTGCTCTGGTCTATTCTGCGCTAGTGACTGCAAGGATTGCTCGTACATCGGTGCTGACGAATATGCTTGCATACCGCCAAAGTCTTGAGCCTGTGGCATACCTGCCATCGGGTCACTTACACTAGGCAATCCAAAGGCTGAAGCCATCTGGTTTGTGCCTTGCATAGACGCTTGCTGCATCGGTGTCATTGCCGCTACGTCTGCGCCAAAGTAAGGCGTATAGCCAATATTTGAAATCTGACTTGCCCTTGAGAGATTGCGCCTTGCCGCATCCTCTAAGTATTGTGGGATTTGCACCTGTGATGTTGTGCTACCGCCTTTAGACATTTATATATCCTTTTCCATTACTACCATTTTAGCGTCCCACCCAAGTTTGGATAATATACGCTTCCATCCATTGCGACCACTTAGGGTCATTCCTGTGCATCCTTGGGTTTTGCCCCACTCGGCAGCATCGTCAATCATATCTATAAGTTGTGACATTGTACCACCTGCAAGGAAAACGTGCAAAACCTTTTTTTTAGGATACACGAGTATCTCAGTTACTGCCGCAGACTTGTCGCCCGTCCACAACTGCATACGACCATCTACTAAGCCCTGAACTACGTCCTCCCAGTCATGGGTATTGCCTCCATGCCTTAGTGCCGCCTCAAGCCACGGTCTTACTCTGTCTAACTCAGTCATGCGCTAATCCTTGTAATTGCCAGTGTCGTTGACGGTGTGGCAGGGGCAAAAGCCGTAGCCGCAAACGCATTTAAACTTCCGTCTGTACTGCTACAGGCACACGCCACCTCTAAGTAGTCATCCGCGCTTACAGAAAATATTGCTGACCTTGACACGACTGTAGTCTCGCCATTGCCGTGTAAGTTTGCCTTTATAGTTGACCCTGTAACTGCCGTTCCATTAATCTTAGGGAAGAAGTAAAAGTCAACTGTTGAAGAGTTTGAGCTGTATATTTGTGCCGTAAAAGACAGCAAGTAATTGCCGCCCTCCTCAAAGACAATTCGACTTGTCGGT